TTACGCCTTTGCCAAACATACAATTGTCTGTTGCGTCAATACCGTCAAAACCAATAACTGCAACTTTGTCATTAGTTCCGATTAAACCTTGAATAATATTATCTGATGTTGCGTCAAAGAATCCACTAAAAGATACAGTAGCGTCCTTTTCTCCTGCAATATAAGTTTTGTTAGAGCTACCAAAAGTTGTAGTCTCTCCTACATCAACAGTTCTTGAAGGCTCTGCACTATTGAGATAAGCACTCAAATCTGTTGAGTCTATAATTACTTTGGTGTCTTTACCGTGAACAAATGCCATTAGTTACCACCTTTGCAACAATCGTTACCACAACATTCCATTATTTTTTACCTCTAGTATTTCTTCTTCTACTTCTTCTACCTGATGACCTAGAGCCACCATATCCATATCCTTTTGGCATATCACTCCTTATAATACACTTATCTTTTCATTTTCCAAGCCAAAGAGATTTCTGCTGAAACCCTGCGAGTGATTTTGCGTCTTGCTTTTCTCGTGTTTTTTTCGGCTAATAGTAAGAATGGAACTAATGGAGTTCCACGCTCATTGATTGAGTTTACCACACCCCAAGTGTTCAAGTCTCTTTTTGTAGCCCAATCTTCTATCGGTTGGATTGGTGGATAGTGTGGTCTAGTTCTCCAATTAGCATTACCCCAATTCTTCCTTCTCTTAGGTGGTGGTGGTTTATATCCACTAGGTAATCTTTTAAATCTTCCGTGTACAAACTCTGAGTGTGGTGCAGTAGCTTCAATCTGAATCTTCTTAGGCAATCTACCAACCATAGCAACCTGTTTGAAGTCAATAGAGTTTGCTAATGCACCTGTATCTTTTGGTGCAACCTTCTTAGCTTCTTTTGTAATAACTTCTGCGTGTTCATTCATAAGATGACGCAAAGGAATTAAAGTAAAACCTGCATTAGTAAGTTTTCTTTTTATCTGAGTCATTCCTTCAAATTGGAAGTTTCTGTTAGTTGCCATAAAGACATACTAACAAAAAAGCCACCTGTGTAGGTGGCTTCTTTGAGTTTAGTAAATTATTATTCAGCTAATAATTTTTGTGCTTTTTCTACAATTTCTTCTAATTGTTCTCTGTTTACATAAATATCAACACTTGTGCTTCTATCTGTTGCAAAGTTCTTCCAAAAAGAAATTTCAAAGACTTCTTTTTCTTTTTTTTCAAAAAGGTCTGTTTGCACATTAGCCTTTACATTTGTCTTTGTAACATTTACATCTGCGTTGAAACCCCAATCTGATTCTGCACAACCCCAATCATTATCTAATTGTGGGTGGTTTACTTTGTAATGAGCAGAATTAAGGTAAGTACCTTCTTTGTAGATTTCTTTAAAGACAACTTGTGATTGTCCTTTGTCATTTACTTTATAATTGTTGAATTCAAACATTTTAACTCCTTTTTTTGTATCTGTTTTTGTTTCATTCATAAGAATATATTATATAATCTTTGATTATATTGCAAGTATTTATCAAAAAAATATGAAAAAAAAGCTCAATGTTTATAGGGTTTTAGAAAAAATTTAAAAAAATTATAGAATTACACCACTTAAAGTGGTCTTTTTGTGTCCTCTAAGTAGTGTTTGAACATCAGGGTCAATCTTGGAGAATAACTCGCTGACTCCTGTATTAACATCTCCATAAGTATTGAATGGAGTATCTTTTCTTTTGAAGTAACGAAGTGATTGAATAAGAGTTGCAGTAATTATATCAGAAGGAATTTTAGTCCAACCCCATTTAGCAGTTACTTGGACATTACTTTTTATTGTTGGGTCAAATCTCTCTGAACTTCTTGTATCAAGAATTGTAATTTTATTGTAAGGCTCGTAGTAAGTTATGCCGTCAATGATTCTATTTATTCTAGGATTGGTTGGCTCAACAATGAAGTCAGTATTAATTGTTAAAGTTTTTTCATAAGTTCCGTCATCATTATCATCTAACTTCACTATAAGACCTGTTGTTGTAGAAATATCAGGTGTCTCTAAATATAAACTATTGTTTGGTGTAAAAGTTTTAGCATTAACTACGCTATCTTGATAGAATCTTCTACCACAAATTTTATCTATTAATCTACAAGCTGAGTCAATGGCATTATCAATATTGTCATCTTGTGCCGTTCCTGATAAGCCAATGTATGCCTTTAAATCAGCTTTATCAATATACTGACCTGCCACTTAAGACCTACTTTGCTTTATTTTCTTTTGGTTGTTTTGCTTTTGATTCTACGAACTTAAGAGCTTTGTATTCAGCGTCAGGCATTTCCCAACCTTCTCTTGCAATAAGTTTGCCTTTACGCCAACCTTTTGGCATACCTTCAGCAGACTCTTTACAAAGTCCTTCTTCATTCATATAAATATCTTTTTTAATTATCATTTTATCCTTTTTGCTAGATGTCCCACTCTCATAAGACGAATGGGACATCAAAGCCATAATCTAATTTCTTAGAAGTTTGTTATTGTACAGAAAGCAGTTGCACGATAGATTGGGAATCCTAATCTAACGGTTGCTTTCATAACCATAATATCTTTTACGAAGTTTTCATCGTGGGAATCAGACATAGCTACTTCCATACCTTGTCTTGCGACAATATGACAAGCTTGTCCACCACCGAAAACACCTACAATCGCAGTTCCTGCAGGTCTAGTTGTATCTAACACGACAGGTAATCCCCATAGTGTTTGTCCAACTGCACCACCGAACTGTCCTGCACCAACAAAGAGTGGGTTTAAGCTACCACTTGTTGTAACTGCGTTTACTTCAGTAACAACTTGATACCAATCAGAAGGGTGCATAATGATAGCGTCAGGACTTAAGAAGCTATCTTTTTGAATTTCTGTGATTGCTTCATAAATTTGACCTACTCTCTTAAGGTTTCCTGCAAATGCAGAATAATCAAAAGTGTTGATTCCTGATTTGTTTAAGATACCTGTTAAGTTAGGTGCTACACCTGACCCTGCAAGTAATTGGTCTCCAACTGCAAGATTAACCATAGTTCTTAATCTTGAGTCAAGATAACCACTTACTGCTGATACATCAGCTAACAATTCTTCTGTTACAGGCAAGAATGAACCAATCTTACGAATGTTCTCTGTTTGCTCTGTAAAAGCAAGTGCGTTTTCGCCTAGAGCTGAGCCTTCAGCTTTAGCACTTGAGTTATTAGTAAATGTAGTTTCTTCCAAATACTTATATTGGTAATTATCTGTTGTAATTGTGTCGATTAAGTCAATAACAGTTTGTGGGTTTCTCAATGCAGTAGGAACGATTAAATCGCTTCTTGTTACTGCAGGTGGATAACCTGTTTCTGTTAATGTTGTTTTTAATTCGACTTGTGGATTCCACTTAAGCTCTGAATTAATGTTCTTTTGCCCATTATTCATAAAACTTTTGTAAGCACTAGATTCAATGAGTTGGTCGCCAAGAGTTTTTCTCTCAACTTGTTCCTTCTCGTTGTGAATAGGCATTGATTTTACTTCTTTACCTTTTTCTAATGCTTCTTCAAGTCTTGCTTCTTGAGTTTCTAGAGCATTTAATTCATTAACTTTTTCATTAAGTTTCTCAATTTCAACATTTCTATCTTCGATAGCTTGTTTCTTTTCAACAGAGATTTCAGAGCCACCTTCAAAGGAGTCCTTCATTTCTTTAACTGCGTCAAATTGAGTTTGTCTTAATGCGTGGAGTTCCTGTGTGAGTTCGTTTAATTTACTCAACTTTATCTCCTTCATTAACTACGCCTTGACTTCTTGCCAAGACTTCTTGTGTATTTAGCCAAAGTGCGTCAATACTATCTTTAGGTTGCTCTGCTTCTTCTTCTCCTAGTCCAAGAATGTTGTCTAAATCGTTATAGACTTCTTGGATTCGGTCTTGAATCTGCATAAGAGATTCTTGAGCAGACTTTGACAATGTTTTGCCTTTTTCTAAGCGTAAAGAAGTAAGTTCTTTTGCTCTATCAATGAAGTTGTTAATTGTGATAAGCACATTATCAGCTTCATCTGTGAATCTAAGACCTGATTCAACATCTTTAACATCTTTTTCTTTTTGTTCTTTTACTGCAACTGTGTAAGTTGATTGATTTGCACCAACTAGAACAGGAGAGACTTCAAACACAGTAGCAGATTTAATGTACCTTACTTCTTGTGATTGTCCGTCTTTTTGAAAAGTTCCTTGTTCTGCGTCATCAACTTGAAATCCAAATGACCATTGTTGCAAGTCTCCCATAGCTTTGACAATTTCATAGGCTTCTTTACCACTCTCAGACGACATAATAAACTCGCCTTTGAATGTTGCCTTGTCATTATCTTGAAATATTCGTCCTTTACCAATAGGATTCTCCCATTTGTGAGACCATACCATTGGTACTTCGCCTTCTAAACCTTTAAATGATTTTAGTGAGTTTGGTAAAACTACATCTCCGTCAGAATCTACATTATTAAATACAGAGAAAACTGCTTCTACTTTGCCTTCCTTGTCGGTGTCCAATGCAAAGTCTATTGATTTAAACTCTTTGTCCATTATTCTTCTTCCTTTTCTACCCACGCTTCGTTTTCTTCTGTGTTAGGGTCGTCTGCAATAAAATGACCTTTGTCATTCCTTGCCCTTACTTTACTAGCTTCTTGTAATTTTTTTTCTTTTTCGGCTTTTGTAATTTTAACAAGCGTACCTTGTTCAATTAACCATTTAATACTTTTCTGTGGAATACCTTTGCCGTCAATAAACTCGCCTTTAGCAAAGTATTTATCTTTGACAGTTATTCCGTTCATCACTTCATACATTATGTAATTATCTCCACGCTAAATTCTACGCCTAAGTAATCAATACTATTCACAGTATAAACACCATAATTAGACGCTTCAACAACTCTAGCAGAACTTACCACTCCACCTAAAGTTGTATCTCCTTCAATAGCTGATTTTACACTTGTGCTTCCACTTCCGTCCAAATAAGAATCTAAAGAATCCTGTGATAATTCTGCGTCCACTCTTGAAACATACATATAGATTGGAATGTTATAAGTATCTGAGCCACGAGCCATTGTAGAATCATATTCAAGTGAACTCATTACACCAACAACTGCCGTAGGTGGCTCAATAGAATCAGGTACAAAAGAATATACGCTTAATCCTGAGATTGTTGCTAATCGAGTTTTTAAACCTTCTCTTATGCTAGATAAACTTGCCATAGGTATTACTATAACAAACTTTTAGCAGATAGCTGACCCTTCGGAGTTGATTGCTGAATGAATGAAACAAAGGGTCAGCTTCTTATCTGCGTGTTCAATGATACAGGGAATTGAATTATCGAACTATCTAATCTTAATACAATAAATTAAGTGTGCAATATATACAACTCTTTACATATTGCAATTCGTGTTTTTCACAAATCATTCTTCTTCTACCAATGTATCAAAACATTTAGGGTGTGAGCCTGAAATTATTTGTTCTCTCATTGAAGCGTCAAGGTAAGGGAAGTATTCTTGCACAGTTTTTCTAGGATTATCCCACATATACTCGTGCCAATCTTTTCTTATGACTTCTACTGTTCCTTCTTCTCGACACATAAAACATCTGTTAGTTGGAACTGTAACAATATCATCATCAAGATTCCTATTCATATATTGTTCTGAAGTGTATAAGAGTTTCTGTTCTTGCAAGGTTAAATGACCTGCACAGTTTTTTTCTTCAGGGCAGTTGCATTTAGTTATCATCATCTCTTACTCCACTAATGTCTATTTTAAAACTTGGGTGTAAGTTTTTAATATCTTGCTCAGCTCTTTGTATAGCTTCTTCTTCAGTTGCAGTTGTGTAGTTTTTACTTCCAATAAAAAATACTTTATGCTTTTTCATTTTTCCCTCTCAATCAATCCAATTTCTAATTTTCTTTTTAGTAACAATCTCTCAGCTAACTCAATTTGTTCTTTGGTTTCTAAGTGATTGTAAATCTGTTCTAAGTTTTCAAAGATTGTCATTTTTTCAATACCACATCTTCTTTTTCAATATCTTTTTTACAATGTACACATTCGATTGCAGACCAATACAAATGTGTTACTTCTACTTCCAAAGTACATTCAGGGCAATCAAACTTGTATGTTGTTCTCTTTTGATAAATCATTAGTTACTTAACTTGTAATCTTTTGGCAAATTAAAATCTTCTATGATTCTCTGCCTAATAGATTCTTTGTTAGCTACCCACCACTTGTGGCTTTTGATTTGTTCTTCTTTTAGTTTCATTCTTTATCTCCTTTATCCTAACGGTGTCCAAGTTAGTACACCGTTTAGATTCTTTTTGTTATATCTCTTTTACTTCTATAACCTTGTGTCCTTTTTTATCTGAGAAGAATCCTGTAAAGAAATCTATGAAATCTTTAGCAGTTGCATTTTTGTTATGCTCTCCCATATCTTGATTATCTAGTTCTAATGTAATTTGTATTTTCACATCAACTCCTTTTTTCATAATTAATCAACTTGGTTGGATTATAATTTGTGATTTTTATG